TGGCGCTACATCTTAATATATAAACATTTGATATATATTAGGTAAAAAGCACGGCTAAACGCGACACAGAAAGCCCTCGCCTCGAAAGAGGTGGGGGTCTTCTTTGTGTATAAGACTATTTATATGTGAGGCAGGAGTATATCTTTTGTCTCACCTAAATTATAAACACATAAATGGAGGGTTTTAAATATGGGAACAAAAAGGATTGGCACAGCAAGGCTACACACCCTAGTACAACAAATAACACAAGATACTTTAATTAAATTTAATCTTATCCCCTCTTCTAACGGAGGAGCGGAATTGGGTAATAGTACCCGTCGCTATGCAAATATTTATTGCCAGGATTTAAATCTTGCTAATGAAAGAGGTGATTATACCGTTATTGAGGAAGAAGAATTCCTTTCAATAAGAAATAACAAAAACGGAAAGCTATATAGGCTTTTGATGGAAGAAGTCAAGGAGGACGAAGAGAATGCCACTTGAGATCTCAAGCTCTGCAGGCTCCGCCAGCTATGGCTCTAGCGCCGTCGAGATCTCAAGCTCCGCAGGATCTGTCAGCTATGGTTCTACCGGTATGTCAGGCTCTAGCGGCACAACGACACTGTCTGGTGCCGCTTGGCCAACTTACGATAGTACTGGTTCTTACCCGGGTCCCTCCACTGGCACCATGATGATGGCGAGCGGCTCCGATTGTTACGATCTTTATGTTTATTCCGAAGCCCCATCGCCGGGTGTGTGGATTCTTGTAACCGGTAGCTGTTAATGCTGATGCTCCTGCCTGTAAAGAATTTTAGTTTTTAAGTTACATCCTAATATATAAACTATTGATATAGAGTAAGTAAAAAGCACGGCTAAACGTGACACAGAAAGCCCCCTCCCCGAAAAGGGAGGGGGTCTTCTTTATGGAAAAAACTACTTATATGTGAGGCAGGAGTGTATCTTTTGTCTCACCTAAATTATAAACACATAAATGGAGGGTTTTAAATTATGGGAACAAAAAGAGTAGGCTTGGCACGAACCCAAGCACTAATAGAAAATTTAAAGAGAGATCTGGCCATGGGCAATACCACACTTAGCGGAATTAGCAAAAAGGTTGTCAGTAAGACATCAGATTATTCACTCACGGCAGCTATGAGTGGTGAAGTTCACGTTCTTAAGGGTGGCAGCGCTGTTACAGCTACGTTACCGTCTTTGACGGCGGGCTTAAGCTACACGATTATTGTGGGCGACACCTCGGAGCACGTTATTACTGGAGGTGCTAGCAAAATTTATTACGCCGGCTGGTTCGGAGCCGATGGCGCTAGTGCAACCATTGATCACCACGACGAAGTGTCGACACTTACGTTGAACAGTGGTGGAATCAACGATAGGATTGAAATTCACTGTGACGGAACTAATTGGTATGTAAATGGTATCACTAGATTCACCATGGACGCCAGCTCATAAGTTGATTGTTTAAAATATATCTTTATGTTTTGCCCTCTTCTTCGGAAGGGGGTTTTTCTTTTTGAGATCAAAGCCCAAAAATGTCGATCTGTCAATTTTTTTCCCCTGTAAGTTTTTGAGATTTTCGTTTTTGATATTTTATAACTAATTACCACTAAGGAGAACCCACCATGAACCCTCGTAAAAGATTAATGTGGAAATTAAAGGCCCGCGCAGCCAACAAAAGCGCTACTGAAACCGTTGTTGAAACACCAACATGGATTCCGAAGACGGTTGCGTCAGTTGAGACGAAGACGAGCGATGTAGTCGTCCCAGCCCCAGTCCTGGGTGCCCCCAAGGTAACTACAGTAGAAACTGATACCACGGTAGCACCCAAGGTGACAAAAAAGACCGTTAAGAGTGTCCGAAAAACCACAAAAACTAAGACGACTGCCACCAAAAGCACGACTACTGCTGCTGACTAAAAAATAAACAACTTATAGGCACTGAGTTTTGCGTCTATGTTTACTATTTAGGGAGTAGGGGTACCTATGCATGCCAACAAATCTTAATCCAAAATCCACCACTAGTGCCGTCATATTAACGAGCACGGGTAGTGCCAAGAAGGTCACTGCCGCGTGTCCGATTGGGTTTTATACCGGATCGGTCGACTTCTTAAGCGGCGCAAGCATGCAAGTTGCCTATGTGTATAAGAAATTAGGCGGCGATGTAGTAGATATTGAGCTTACGCCGGGAAATGTGTACGCTGCTTATGAAGAAGCAGTCCTAGAGTACTCTTATATCGTCAACCTACACCAAAGCAAGAACTCCTTGTCGGACACACTGGGTGATACCACAGGGACGTTCGATCACCTAGGCGCGCAACTAACGGGACCTACGGGTTCCAATCTGCGCTTCCCTCGTTTTCAAGTTTCCTATGCTCAACGCGTTGGAGACGGTGTTTCTACGCTTGGGGGCTATGGTGGAACGACCACCATTTACTCCGGCTCGATAGTACCGCGCAAGAATACTCAAGACTATGACATACAATCGATTGTAGAGACCGCTAGCGATTCAGGCAAAGATGAATCCGGAAACGCAGTGGAATATGCTGGCAAGGTAGATAATGATCGTATTTTCATTACGCGAGTATACTTTCGGTCTCCACGCGCTATGTGGCGCTTTTATGGATATTACGGAGGCGTTGGAGTGGTAGGCAATATGTCTACCTATGGGCAATATGCCGATGATTCAACGTTTGAGATCATTCCAACATGGCAGAATAAACTTCAATCAATCATGTACGAAGACTCTATCTGGACAAGAACGTCTCATTATTCATATGTTCTTAAAAACAACAAACTCAAGCTTTATCCCAATCCGAGCTATTATCCGTTCATGAGTGATAAGATTTGGTTTGAATTCTACATCAAGAAAGATGCAACAGCAACAGGTGCCGGCTACAAAGACGGAGTGAAGGGTGTTAATAATATGAATACGCTCCCTTATAGTAATATTCCTTTCCGAAATATTAACGCCATCGGTAAACAGTGGATTCGAAAGTATGCTTTAGCGGTATGTAAAGAAATGTTGGGACAGATTCGAGGAAAGTTTACCTCGGTTCCCATCCCAGGTGACAGTGTAACACTGAACCATGCAGAACTTTTAAGCCAAGCAAAGGCAGAACAAGCAGAACTAAGAGACAAGCTGGTAGATATGCTAGCAGCAATGGAATACACAGAATTGATCAAGAAGGATAGTGAAAAATCGGAGGCAACGGCCGCAACCTTTAAAAATAGCCCATTGCCAATTTTCGTGGGGTAAACTAAATGGCAAACGAATGGAAAAGACCAGCACAGCCACCACCACCCTTATTTTTAGGTAAGAAAGAACGCGACCTAGTAAAGCAGGTTAATGATGAACTTATTGAAAAGGTCATTGGTCAGCAGATTCTTTATTATCCTATAGACATGCAACGGACAGACTTTCATGAGCTTTATGGAGAAGCAATAGAGAAAACATACCTTCCGCCTGTGAGGGTGTTTGCACTCGTTGAGTGGACCGAATATGCCACAACCTATATGGCAGGCGCTGGCATCGATAAGAGTTGGGAAATTAAGGTTCACTTCCACAAGCGCCGATTAGAGGAAGATCAGGATATGTACGTACGCGAGGGGGACTTTGTTTTGTACGGCGATTACTATTATGAAATAGTTAAACTAAGTGAAGATAAAAAGCTCTGGGGTCAAGTGGATCACGGATTTGAGATCTCTGCCGTATGTAAGAGAGCCAGGAAGGGATTGTTCGATGCTACCTGATAATTTTGATTTCACACTGCTGCCCGATCTCCCAAACACAGGCTCCGTCGGATTATCCGAAATCGGAATGTTAGCCTCCACCTTGGAAGACATAGACTATTGTATGGTATCTTGGGTTAAGAAAGATTTAGAATTGAGCGCCAACACTAACGAGGGAAACGTTGCAGTCCCTGTGCTGTGGCAAGCGCCCGAGAGATCTTATCAGATCAAAAATAAAAAACAGTTACGAGATGATGCAGGTGCCCTTAAGCTTCCTCTTTTGAGTGTCGAAAGGACAGGCATTACCAAGGATCCCGAACGCAAAGGCGCTTATCAGGCACAAACTTATTCCAGCAACAAGGACGGTCGCACCGGTCGCATGGTGATTGCTAAGCGAATTGTTGAAGATAAAACTCGAAACTTTGCTGTGGCAGCATCAATGAGAATGCTCCCGAAGAACGTGGTGCAACAAAAGTTCTACCCCCGCACCAACAAAAAGGTGGTAATTCAGACACTTTCTATTCCGATTCCTGTATATGTTAATGTAGATTACAAAATTACACTCAAAACAGAGTACCAACAACAAATGAACGATTTGGTGGCACCCTTCATTGCGCGCACCGGACAAATTAACTCCTTTGTGATGAAAAGAAATGGACATTTATACGAGGCATTCATCGATCAGGATTTTAAACACGACAACAACATTAACGATCTTGCTGAAGATATGCGGATGTTTTCTACCGAGGTCTCCATCAAAGTATTGGGGTATCTTATCGGCGAGGGTGAAAACGATAACCGACCACTGGTCAAAATAGAGGAAAATGCAGTTGAAATAACCTTTCCTCGGGAATCAGTTCCACTTCCTGGCCAATCGAGCTTTATCGAGGATTAGTTCCTGAACTGGAGCCAAAATTATTTGTTTCCTTCAAGACTTTTGAAAATGCGTAAACTATTTACTGTTGATTGATTCTCAATTAGACTATTTCACGCAAAGAGGGTTTCACAAAGATGTCTGTTAAAAACTTTAAGTTTGTATCTCCTGGCGTTTTCATTAACGAAATCGACAATTCGTTCATTCCGAAGACACCAGATGCCATTGGTCCTGTGGTTATAGGACGCTCCCGCAAGGGTCTCGCCATGCAGCCCATTAAAATTGAGGCTTATAGCGACTTCGTCAACCAGTTTGGCGACACTGTTCCCGGCAATGCCGGCGGCGATGTTTATCGCGAGGGAAACCTACAGTCCCCCATGTACGGGACATACGCAGCTAAGGCATTTTTGAATGCCGGCGTGGCGCCGCTTACTTATATCCGCCTCCTCGGACAGCAGTCCACAGAGAATAACGGAAAGCCTGCAGCTAAGGCTGGCTGGCAAACCATTCCGACCCCCGTCGCAGGCGGCGGCGCCTATGGTCTGTTCCTGATTAAGTCTTCGAGTGTCACGGGCAATCACCAGGGCAACCTGGGATCGATGGAATGCGCAGCGATTTGGTATCTTAACAATGGCACCATCCGGCTAAGTGGTACCGTTTGGGGAATGGACCCCGCATACACCACCGCATCTGCAGGCGCGGTCATCCTTT